AATTAAGCGGAACTCTCGTGGCGAGGGTAGAGATGGCTTGTCTGGAAGTGTGACTATTTCGTAAAATTTAAATCTTTGTTGAGGTAAAAAATATGGCAAATCTTGATACTCCTTTCGGCTTTAAGCCGGTCAAACATTTGAACGGTTCTCCCTGGAACGGGCAGGCAAATGTTTATTACATTCCGTCTACGGATAATACTGCAACTTTTAAAGGTGATGCAGTTAAAAGTGCTGGATCTGCAGATGCAACTGGCAAGTATCCTACTGTCGCACAAGCAACCGCCGGCGCAGCTGTACGAGGTGTTGTAATTGGTTTTGGTGATAATCCTTATGTAATGATTCAGGCTGATGCTCCGCTTCGTGCATATAGGCCTGCTGCTACTGCAATGTATTGCCTGGTAGTTGATGATCCTCAGGTTATTTTTGAAGTTCAGGAAGATAGTGATGCCAACTCTATTACTGCTGCAATGGTTGGACTTTCTACTAACTTTGTAGTTGGCTCGGGATCGACTGCTACTGGCAAGTCTGCCATGGAACTTGATTCTAGTGATACTGCAACCGACACTGCTGGTAACTGTAGAATTTTGCGGTTGGCAAATCGAGATGATAATGAACTTGGAAATTATGCCAAGTGGGAAATTCTTTTCGGAGAGCATGAGCTTGGTCTGACTATTTCAACTGATGTTTAATTAGTTGCTTATTAACTTTGGCTATTTAACCATCATTTAAAGGAGCTTACAAATGGGTATTATTACTACTAGTAATTTTGCAAAAGATCTGGTGCCTGGGGTCAAGACTTGGTTCGGGCAGAAATATAAAGAATATCCGATTGAGTATTTGGATATTTTTGAAAAGGGTAACTCTACAAAGGCTTTCGAAGAGGAAGCTGGCGTAACTGGTTTTGGCCTCGCAGCGGTAAAGACTGAGGGTGGTGGGATTGCGTATGATGAGCAAGAGCAGGGCTTTGTTAGTCGCTATACTCATGTAACGTACGGCCTCGGGTTTATTATTACTCGGGAAATGTACGAAGATGGTATAGCTGTCACTGTAGCGCTGCGTCGTGCAAATGCGCTGGCCTTTTCTATTCGGCAGACCAAAGAGATCATTGGGGCAAACATTCTCAATCGGGCGTTTACCTCTACTTATACTATGGGAACTAATTCTGATGGCAAGGAACTTTGTGCTACTGACCATCCGAATAAATCCGGCGGAACTTGGCGGAATGAACTTGCTACTGCTGCTGACCTCAGTGAGGCAGCTCTCGAGCAGGCTTGCATTGACATTGCTGCATTCACTACTGATCGTGGACTCAAGATTGCGATTATGCCACAGAAGTTGATTATCCCGACTGCTCTTGAGTTTGACGCTATGCGGATTCTCGAATCTATTGGGCAATCCGGCAGCGCGAATAATGATATCAATGCAATTCGGGCATCAAAGAAGTTTCCCCAAGGCATTGCTGTGAATCATTACCTGACGGATAGTAATGCATGGTTTATTAAGACTAACTGTCCTGATGGCCTGAAGTATATGGAGAGGAGGCCAGATGCATTTGGTACCGAGAATGACTTTGATACGGAGAATGCTAAGTTCAAAGCAACTTTCCGTGGTTCATTTGGTTGGTCGGATCCAAGAGGCATATTTGGTTCCCCTGGTGCTGCATGATAACTTGGTGTTCATAAGTGAACGCACAAGACTAACAGGTTCAACTGACCGTTCTTTGTGACGAGCTTAGAACGGTCTTAATAAATTGGGTAAATGAAAGTTAAAATCTTTCAGGCAGTTCTTTGAGATAAGAAGAATTGTTCCAGTGGAGAAAATTATGGGCGTAACGAACTTTCCAAACGGTATTACATGTGATACTTCCAGAAATAGGTCAATGGCTTCAGGATCTACGGTTCCTGCATCTGGAATAGCCGGCTATAATCCTGGCTGTACATTTACTAAGACTAATGTAGCTCTTGGGCAGGCAGCTCAATGGATAAATATGGGCACTGCTGCATCGTGCTTGTTTGTTCCTGTTGGCCCAACTTATGGCTATGGAATCAAGTTAGCTGAAGGGCCAGTTACTTCTGCTGGTGGAGATACGACTGAAGTCATTACTCGAAGTGGACTGATTCTTTCTACTGACATAGCTATTGTTAATCATGAAGTTTCTGATGATAATGATCAGATAGTTTCTGCTATAGCTACTGATAATACAATTACTATTGTAGGTAGTGCAGATCCTAGTACAGCACATGGATATGATTATGCATTGTTAAGGAATAGATGTATTCCTGAATGGGACATAGTTGCAGCCGGTACGCATGTTACGGCTGGTGGTGCTGCTGCAGAAGCTATTACAGCTGCTGGAGTTCTTGCAACTGATATGGCTTTTGTTAATTATGGTGCAACAGACGACACTGATACTATTAGTGATATAGTTTGTACTGCTAATACTATAACGGTTACTTGTTCTGCAGATCCTGCAACTGCACATAGCTTGCATTATGTTGTTATCAGGCCTCGTGGGACGTTCAAGCCAAGTCATTATATTGCTTATGCTGGAAAGCATACAACAGTTGGTGGAGCAGCAGCTGAGGCAGTAACAATAACTGGGGCACTTGCTACAGATATTCCTATCGTCATTTATAATACAACTAACGATACGGATAGCATTCTCAAGGTTGTGATGACTGCTGATACTATGACAGTTACATGCTCGGCTGATCCTAGCACTGCACATGCATTTAGTTATATGCTGCTTCGAGCATATTAAAAAAGAACTTGTAATAATAAGGGAAACTTTATTATTACAGGTTTTGTGTTAATATAAACATTCTTTTAATCATGATTATCATATAGGAGAATATTATGAGTATGATTATTCCTAAGCAAACTGCAGCTGCTACTGAAAGGCATTATTTTCCGGCGCATTCGTTGCCAAAGACTGTTGCAGTTGCTGGTATTCTTGTAGCAGAAACGATTGCAGTAAATGTACTTGATGAAGTTGGAGTAGCTTTGGTTTTGTATGATGAATTTGGAGCAGCAGTAACCATGACTGCAACTTCACCACCATTGAAGATTGATTCACCTATTACCTTACAATTCGTTAAGGGTGTAACTGCTAACGAAGTCGGTGTTCAGTTGGTGGATTGATGACTGTCGCTAAGAGTATATTCAAGTCGATCTTCAAGGGTTATGGTCGCGGATTTGCTGGTGGTGAAACCACTGGGCCAGACCAAGCTAATCTCTTAGGCTACTATCCTAACAGTCCCATCGTAGACGGCAAGCTCATCGCTAGAGCGCCCGCATCATCCCATACAACCCAGCAAGTAAAGTCCAGCGGCTTCCTCGGCGCGGGCAGCGCCACAGTAACCGGCCTGTTGACCACCGACACCATCACCACCACTAACGGCAATGTGACTGATGGGGTGGAGTTGGTTGTTAATGGGGGGTTTGCCTCTGATACTACAGGTTGGGGTTCTCTCAATTTAGCCGCATTGAGTATAGTTTCTGGTAGGTTGCGAGTAACCAACACCATAGCATCATTCGGAAAAGCAAATCAAGCGATTACCACGATAGTGGGTGGTAGGTACAAATTATTACTTACACTGTATGCAGGAACTTCCGCAAGTGCGAATTACAGGGTAGGCACAACCCCGGATGGGGTTAATTTACTCAATGTCACCACTGCAACAACAGGCGTGCAGGTAGTGGTAACATTTACAGCCACGACAACCACATCGTATGTATGCTTTGCCGGAGGTAATGTAGCTGGTCAGTATTTTGAAGTTGATAACGTTTCCATTCAGCTTCTAACTCAAGCAGTTCCGACATGCAGCGCGAATGGTACGCTGACATTTCCTGGGCCAGATTGTTGGGATATTGATGTGTACCGTGATGGTGTTCTGTGGGCGTACTGGCCGGGAATTAATGTCGGCCCTCCTGTCGAAGATCCTCCTATAACCAATTGGACTGAGTTGGACGCCTCGGGTAATGGTCATCACCTGACAGTCTTGACGGGTACGACGATTACTGAGCGGGTGGATGGTACTGGGACGATGTGGACGAATGTGGCTGGGTTTACTGTTGCTGATGGTACACAGTACTTCGACAGCGACGGTGAAACACTCATCACAACCGGGTGGAGAATCTCGGTACTGCTTGATGGTTCTGGCTCTGTATCCTGGTCTTGGGTGTTTGAACCGCTGACGATTGACGGTGAAATTTTAACAATTGATGGGGCGACCCTGAATATAGGAGTTTAATATGCCAGATATAATTACTACAGGTGCAGCAAAATCACCAGTAGGTTTAAAGTTGTACGGGCAGGACAGCGCAGGTAATCCCGGATACTTTTCTGGTATTGGCTCATTTCGGCGCACTACCCCGCTTAAAATAGCTACGTTTGGTGATTCTATCGCCAACGCTGGGTCATGCCAACCAAGCAGCAATCAGGATGTCTCAAAAGTTACTGCAACAACGTGGGTTAGTGGAACGATTGTTTATTCTCTCCCCCGAGAAAAATATGCGCTGGACAGTTTCTATCCAATGGCCCATCTCGTTTTTAGCGGTGGAGTAACCGGCGAGGGCACTACTCAAATGCTTGCCAGAGATACCGCTGTGGCCAGTATCACCAGGCGAGCGATAAAGGATTTAATAGACTCTGGGCCTGATGTTTGTATTCTTTCTGCCGGATCAATCAATGATTTGCTGAGTGTCACAGCGGGCAATTCGGCAAGCACTATTGCCACAGTACTCGCAAACCATATAGAGATAGTAAACCGACTCACCACATGCGGTGTGGTTATTGTTGACCTCGGCATACTTGGATACTCTGGCGTAGGAGCTACCGACCTCGCTGCGACCCGAGCTGCAATAGTCAGTTTAAATGCTTCCTATGCAGCCCTTGAGAGCCAGTATCCAAACTACCATTTCGCAAATCTCACGGATGTTCTTCGCGACGATACAGGTGCTTTTATAACCGGGATCAGTCCAGACGGAACTCATCCCGGTTATTACGCGCAACACCTCCTTGCGGAGCAAATTGGTAATATATTAGACCACGTATTCGGGCCGTCAATTGGCTATAGATACAGGGGCGCAAACTATGTTTCAAACGCGCTCATAACAAATGTATCCAGTGGCCTCGGGGTTGGATTTAGTGTAGAGACTAGCGCGGCAACACGGTCAGGCACAGCGATTGAGATCATAGATGGCAAGCGTTTCAACACAATGACTATAACCAACACTGCTGCAAACGGGTATTGCTCGATCACTATGCCGTTCGACCCGTCAGCGGCAGCATCTGGTCTGACTGCCGCTCTCGGGATAGTGTCTGGCGATATTGTCGGCTTTGAGTTTGACGCAATTCTTCAACCCGCTAGCCAGTTTACATTTAACAGCCAGGCACGGGTTGATATTAGGGCAAACACCGGGGCAGGCCGAGTAGTGATTGATCGCCTATCAGGGGCAGCGGTTGTCCCTGCAACCCAGATAATTGAGCACATCATTTTCCCGCCAATTGTCTTCGGTGTGGAGCAGGCCAACCTTGATCAACTTAATAGCCGTTTTTCGCTGGCTGTTTTCGCTGCTGAAGCAAATGCAGTTTACAAACTTGGTATTGGCAATCCAAGGGTGGTTAAACTCAACCAAGCGCTGGTTAATCTATAAAACTCAACCAAATGAAATAAAATGATACGCACACCAATCCAATACCCCGGCCCACTCGGCATAGACGGCTCATTCGACGGCACAGTCTACCCCATCGGCAACTTCCAGGCCCCGCTCGGCGGACCATTGCAACTTGTACTCGGCAGTGACCCCATTAATTTGGCTGCGCTGGTGCCGACGGCGAAGATACGGATCGGGCCGCGCGGGATGATTGTCCGGTCGGTGGACGGGAGCGCTGAGGGGAAGGCCCGAGACGATCGGGTGGTGGGGGCGTGAACAGCATAATCAACACCCTGCTCGTAGTCGTGATTATCGAACTGGCGGCGGTGCTGTGGCAGATTGCTGGGCCGATGTGAATGTTAAAGGAGGAATCATGAAAAAACTTTTACTTGTTTTGCTACTTATGCTTGTCGCTCCTTCCTTTGCCCTCGCCGCCCCTGGATGGCAGCGCAACCTGACTATCGAGTGGGGGTATGAACCACCTGCTGATATTCCACATACAGGATTCAAACTCTATCAGGATGGGGTGCCAGTCTGTACTTGGTCCACGGCCATTGTCAGGATTGGCTCTTGTGATGTCACACTGATAAAGAAAACTACGTTGTTTACCTTGACGGCTACTTTTGCTGACGGTGGAGAATCCTCGCACTCTGAACCTTACGTGCTGAATGACTGGGGTCCGAAACCGAGGATTATTTCCGTTACGCCGAAATGAAACTTAACTTTACATGGGGGGAAGCGATGAAGAGATTTTTGGGAGTAGCCTTGGCTGTTGGCCTGTTGACAAGCTGCACCATAAAGACAGCCGATTACACAATTAATCAGGGAGTTCCTTCTGCTTGTGTTCCGCAGGTAGCTGGTCAGTATGGTGCAAGTTCTGGACAGAGTGGTGCAGGTTCGACAAATTCAGGTGGCGCTGGGAATACGGTGATCATCATCGAGGATTCGAAGCAGGATTCCAATGCAGACAGTGCGCTCGGAGCTTATGGTGGAACTGCGGCAACAGGGATGATCAAAGACGCCTTGAGTAAATGGACGAACGATATGCGGCAGACGGATAGTAATAATCCTGCAACTACGACTACTACCACAACTACGACGCCGACTGCTCCGGTTTTTCCAGATACTCCATCAACTGTTCCTACTGAAGAGGTAGCTGAGCCAATTGAGCCTGAAGGTCAGATCGAGGAGGTAGACTGATGCTCAGGTTGGTTCTGGCTATAGTTTTGTTCTGGCCTTTACCAGTTAATGCTGTAACAATTTCACAGTCTCTTGATGAATGCAATGCACTTTGTACTCAGTATTTCCCAGGAAGTGTACCAGTTACTCCTCCCGTTACTCCTCCATCTGGCAATAAGATATTTCCACATGCGATTACTTTTGAACGATCAACTGATCAAGGCAACGGTTCTGCAGGGATTTTGTTCAGGACTTTACAAGCAGGATCGATTATTTATGTTTCAGTTAATGGTGAGGTTGCAAGATTAGGAGTTCCATATAAAGGTGCTCCAGT